TAAACGAATTAAATATACCATTAAATATTGCATCTAAAATCACTCCAGAAGAAGTGAAAGAAGATGTATATAACTTTTGTATAGAAAATCATACAACAAATAGTTCATTATATAGGAAGTACGGGAAATATAATCAATGCCATATAGATAAAAATTTTGGAGGATGGATAAATCTATTAAAAGAGCTAGAATTAACTCCTCAAAAAGTAAAACCTGGTATTGATTATATGCTATCTGAAGTAAAAAAAATATATATGAAGTATGATTTTATATCTTCGAAATTAATAAATGAAGAATGCGATTTTACATATCAAGCATTTTCAGCATATTATGATTCTATTGAAGATATATCTTTAGCGATATCAGATGGAGAAAGTAAATATATTTTTAATAATTCTTGGATGAGTGTAGACATTCAAAAAATACTAAATTATCTTTATAAATATATAGATAAAGATAAAATATCTATAGAAAAAACCTTTGATTGGCTAATAACAGAAGAAGGAACTCATATGCGTTTAGATATTTATATAGAAGATAAAAATTTATGTATAGAGTATAACGGTAAACAACATTATGAATATATTCCATTTTTTCATAAAGATAAAGAAGCATTTAGAAGATCACAAAAAAGAGATCAACTCAAAAAAGAATTGCTTAAACAACATAATATAAAATTAGTACAAATAAAGTACGATACAAAAATTACTGAAGAATTAATAAAAGAAATTATAAAAAATTAACAAATTTGTGAATACATTAAATATTATAAGTGAATGTGAAAAGCTAACAGGCGATATATTTGATATAGAATTTGACAATTATGATGACGAAGAAGTATGGAAATTAATTAGTTCTAGAAATACTACAGGACTATTCCAAATTGGATCCAACACTTATAAGTCTAGAATGTATAAATTAAAACCAAATAGCATAGAAGAGTTAGCAAACTGTTTAGCACTTGTCAGAGGACCATGTATTTCTTCTAAGTTAGATCAGAAATATATCAATGTCTTAAACGGTAAAGAAGATATTGAGCTAATACATCCTATGTATGATAGTGTAGTTAAAGACACTTGTGGTATTATGATTTATCAAGAACAATTAATGGCAGTATGTTCTAACATGGGATTGCCTCTTCATGAAGGTTATGACCTAATGAAAGCATCTGCTAAAAAGAAATTCGATAAGATAAAGACTTATGAAGAAAAGTTACACAGCTTAGTACGTGGTTCTATGGATGACGAAACATTTAATTATATCTTTAAATTGATATTAGATTCAGGAAAATACTCATTTAATAAGTCTCATGCCATAGCTTATGCTACAATATGTTATATAACAGCTTATTATAAGGTACATCATATTAAAGAGTTTATAGCAGCGACTCTTACATGTAATTATAATAACAAAAGTGGTAAGACAGAAGAAAAGAAACGTAAATTGTATGAATTATATTTAGACGCTGTATCTAATGGTGTAAAATTCTTACCTCTTGACTTAAAGAAATCTAAATGGAACTTTACAGTAGAAGGAGATAAAATAAGAATCGGTTTCTGTGCATTAGCAGGTTTCTCTAAAGCAGCGTTAGATGAAATTTATGATAAAATGCCAGAAGCATCTGATGAACCATTGGTTAAACAAATTCATGACAACGTTGAAAAAAGAATTTGTTCTAAGAAAGCTATGATACCATTGATATTATCAGGAGCAATAGGAGACCCCGTAGAGAATTATGAGTATTACTGTGAGTTACGTAAAGAAGAACCTCAATCTGATATAAAGATAAGCAAAGATTTAATACTGCAACCTTATGCACCTCAAGCAGAAGTAGAAGAAGTACTGTACAGAGTAGCTTATACAGAAAATAAATTCAATACTTTACCTAGAATAGATCTGGATGACATAAAAATAAATAATAACTATACAACAGAAGGATATATTCAAAAAGTATCGAAAAAGAAAGATAGCAGAGGAAACGAAATGGCATTCATAGATGTTTTAACTGGTGACGGTCTAGTAAGTTTAGTAGTATTTGCTAATGTCTATAAAACTTATAAGTCTAAACTTAAAAAAGACAACAAGATCAAATTCAAAGCAGTTAAGCAAAAACATACACATAAATTTATAAAGGCTACAGTTATGTAGCCTTTTACAACTATTTTTAAAGGAGGTAACTATGCAAGTAAATAATTATTATGTAAAACACTTACTTAAAGTAAAGCTCTTTTCTCTTAAATCATATGCTGATTCTTTAAAGAAAAATAAGTATGTAGATTTCACTAAATGCAAGTCTAGATTTGTTAACGATATCAAACTTATGATTAAGTATTTAAAAGATATAGAAATTTATACTTATAATTCAACATATAATATGAGAACGCAATTAGAAGGTTTATTAGAAACTATTAAGACAGTAGAAGCAATAGAAGATCTACTAGAAGTACTTGAAACTTGCAATGGTATATTAAGTACAAATGTAGATAATGAACTTAGTGGTAACGCAATACGATATGTTCTAGAAGAAACATATGAATCAGGTGAAAATAGAATTGGAACAGATTTAATAAGTACAATATGTGAGCCCATTAGAGCAGATGATCATATAAAGATATTTGATCCACAATGTGGAGATGGAACCAATGTTAGTAACTTTGCTAGATGCATAAGAAATTCAGTATCAGAAGTCTATGGGTTAGATGAAGAACAATATGGAATATATGATGCTAAAAAGAAAATAGACAAAACTATAATAGGTACATTACGAGGTTCTAAAATAAGTAATGAAGTATTTGATATATTGTTCTTAAAACCAAGACCACAAATTGAATTAGAACATAACTTTAATCAGACTATAAAAGAAGCTAATGAAAAAGCAATGCTTAAACAAACGTATAGATTCTTAAAGCCTGGAGGATTAATGGTTTATACTGTACCATTTTACAGAATGTATAATGATATGTGGTATTTCATAGCAAAGAACTTCGTAGAAGTAATGGTTATAGCACATAAAGATAAAACTGAAAAGCTAATAACTATATATGCTATTAAAAGAAGTAATCCTTATTATGCAGATGCTTTAGATAGAATGTTAAATATAGAATTCGATTCTTTAAGAAGATATTGCGACGGACAGTATACTGTTAATGCTAACCCTGAATTAGAAGTACAATTATTCAGAGGTTCTGTAATAGACGTTTATGAATTAACAGATATAATAGAAAATGATGGACTATATAATGACTTTCATAAATCTTTTAATGAAGATAAAACAAAGAAAGATACGAGTCCATTATTGCCATTTAACCTAGGACAAATAGGATTAATACTAACCAGTGGAGAGTTAGATGGTATCGTAGAAGAAATCCCAGGAGTTAATCATGTAATAAAAGGTATGACTGTTAAAACAGTAAGTTCAGAAGAAATAAGAGATAGTCAAACTAATACTGTAACATGTAAAAATACTATATCTAATATGGTTCAACTAAATGCTTTTACAGCAGATGGAGATTTCGTAAGTATTAATTAAAAGGAGGAATTATATGTATAATAAACTCAATGAGTACTCAAAAATAAATATAGATCACACACTTCATGCATGGACTGATAAAACAATCTATGACCAAGATAGTGGTGAATTTATATTTATATCTATGATAGGCTTTAGCACTACAACTAAAGATATAATAAAAGTACTTAACAAAAGTAAAAACAGAGTATATATATCTTTAAGAAGTGCTAAATGGGCATATTCTTCTAATGAAAAATATAAAACTATGTCTAAAAAGACATCTAACAGTGATTATGTCCATACTATACTATATCAAGACGACCAAATAACAATAAATCAATTAAGAGAAGATTATAAATTATTTATATATACGACTAAAGATGAAACAATAGAAGATAAATTATTTGAAAAGCTTAAAAAATATTCTTCAGTACCTTTATTAGATGAATGGAAAGGCTTTATCAAAAGAAGACTAATGTTAGAAGGAGCAGTATCAGAATTAACAGTATATGGTGTTAAAGATGATATGAATGCATATAAAGTAGTATTCGACAGACAATTATTAGTAGATATCATATCTAATGGATTAAGAACAGGAGAAATAAATATAGCAGGGAATAATAATCCTTCTGTATTACTACCTTCTATTCATGGATTAAATGATTATCTAGATATGTTTGGTGAATTTTTAGCTAAGAAGATACAAACTAGTTTTAAGC